GGTTGTAATAAGGTCTTAACTGCTTCAATATCTTGATTCTCTTTAGTAGCATCTGTCAAGAATATATCCATATCTGAATATAAAAAATCATCAGTTATATCTAAAAATATCCTAGCGGTATCATTTAGTATATAATGTAACTTCTTACTACCCCCTTCTGACCATACACTCTTAGCTACATTGAGTAACATACTCAAACCATTCTTTTTAGCTTGACCGTGTTTCCAAAATAAAGGTTCTGTTATATGAGAAGACTGAATTACTTCACGTTCAACATTACCAACCAAAGAACGTTCATGGATTTGTCCTTGACGTGCCTTAGACACACCTGATATTTCCCCAATCATCTCTTCGATCTTACCCATCAAATTAACGTATTCTGCAATAACACTACCCATTGTCAAATCTACTTGTCCTATTTGATTATGAGGAGAAGGTTTACCACCCTCTCTACCAGGTATATCCCAACCTTCATCATAAGGATTAATAAAATTTACCCCCAATGCTGTTAAATAATGCATCCATTGATTAACATCAATACCTAAACCTTTTGGTATTTGAGTTATGTCCATGTTTATTATTTTACCTTTATCTCTAGCTAATGCCAACTCTAATCTATACCATAATATAATATACATATACTGTAAAGGTTTCATTACTAAAGCTAAAGATTTACCTTTAGAACCTGAATCATTATATCTTATACCACAATAAGGTAGTTTTTTAGATGTAGGATCTTCAATAGAAGTATTTTGATGTTCAACAGGACCTATACCAAAATATAAATCGTCTGAAACTCTATATCCTTCCCATATTTCTCTCACCCATTCCCAAGTTATTTTATCTCCTTCTTGAACTTTGTAGTTTCTATCTACCTCTACTGTTTCAGTTTCTCCGTTTTCATCTTCCATTTCAAGAAAACCAAGCTCAGTATAAGAACTCCAAACAGCATGCCAAACATCTAACAAAAAATTACTACTCTCATCATCATATAATTTATTAGATATTTTTTCTTTATATATGATACTTTTAGTATTCACCTTAGATCCTGTATTTATAGAAGAATTTTCATTAGCATGTTGTAATAAAGCATCTAACTTAGATTCATCCATGAGATCAAAGTATCGATCATATATACTTTCAGCTGACATATACATATGTCTAACAAATTTATCACCCTCTTCTACGAATTCTAAATTAGGATTTTGATCATAATCACATTCTCTAGGATCAACTCTTTCAAAGGAAGGTTCTCCGTTGCGTGCTCCTATGTAATATATTTCTTCTCCATATACAAGACCGTCTTTCCAACCTTTTAAAAACTCATTAGTAAGATTTAACTTTTCTTTCAAATACTTCAATGAGTGAAAAGCTGTTTCTTCTGCTATTGTTTTATATGTATATTTCATATATTTTTCAATCTCAGCAGGAGTAATAGGATTGCCTTGTTCATCCGTTTGTGGTTCACCACCTGTAATTTGTTGCATAACATAATCTAGCAACATACCTTTTTTCTGTTCTTGAAGATTACCAACTGCCTTATCATTAGTTTGTATAACCCTTATATTAAAAGGTCGTTTGCTTTCTTCTCCGATTAACAAATCAACCTTAGGTCTAATTTGATTAAACTCTTGCATTTTTGCTGGGAAACCATCTTTTACATCAAATGGATTTGTTACATATTTCAAATCTTCTTCATCATAGTTACTATTATAAAGACCATCTGCTATATTCATCCTACCTTTACGACTATCTCCTGATTTGATAAAATCACTTTCTTCTATGCCAATAACACTATCAACACATGTTTCTTTCCACTCTCTAGTTTTTTTAACTAAAGAAACTTTTTGTACCGGAAAGGTTGCATCTTTTCTATCCATAATTTAAATAATTTAATTTCATATTTTCTTGCTGTCTGAAAATACCATGTTCAAATAACTTTTTTTTATTCTCCTGTTTGACTTTTTTTACTACAACATGGTGTAATTCTTTTATATAAATCATTACCATCATTAAAGCCATTACTCTGTCGAAGTTGCCTTCTGGACTATAAGATATTAGTTCTTCCAATAACGGCTCAGAAAATATTTTTGTCAAATTCTTTTTACCTGGGGCATATTCTTCATTTAACCAATCTTTGATTAAACCTTCTCCCCAATCTTTAATAGGCATATTCATATGCATGCCTTTCACTCTTTGGACCTTAGAATCCTTTATTATATCCTTTATTATATCAGGTTGATCAGCTAATAAGTATTCCATATTTCTATTTGAAAAGTAGGTAAATAATCCTTTCTTTTCATTTTCATATAGTATATTAGCTTTATAATATAAAGACAATAGTCTAACTACTTCATAAAACTCATCTGCTGTTTCAGGTCTACCTGTATATTCAGCAACAGGTAAATCATAATACGCCTCAAAAGATTGAATACGTTTATAAACAATACAAGATCCTAAAGAATCTGTACCAGCCTGATCATGGTCATATGGGTCTACACCTATTATATATAAACCATAAGGCGGATCGTCTACTGGATGTTCCCATACAACCACTGCTCCTTTTCTATTTTCTGTTGGATCTAATCTATATTTTCTAAGATCTTTTAAACGTGGATTCAATTCCCATTTTAATTTTCCATCAGGATCAAATAACAATTCCCCAACTTGCTTAAAGTTTTTCATACTCTCGTGGTTACGAATAAAACTTAAATGATTTTGCAAGTCTGCTTTAGGAAATATATTAGTACTTATATTAAGTGTTGCCTCAGCAGGAGTAATAGGTTGTTCTGCAATATGTCTATCTATAGCTCGTCTATCTGAAGCATTTTCTATTACAATATCTCTCTTTTTAAGAATGTATTTTTTACTAACATTAACTATAGTATTACCATCTTCATCCATAAAAGGATTACCTTCTTCATCTTCTCCTTCAAGATTAGCATACTGAGGTATAAAAAAACCACACTTTGTATTTAATAAGTGATCATCCCAAATATTTTTAAATACCATACAATTATAAGCTTCTGGTCTTTCAAACAACTGTCGTAGTCCTTCGTAGTTAGCATCTTCAGTACCACCAGTCCCAAAAGCAATCATCATCCCATATACATGAGAACCCTGTTCAACAGAAGGTCTAGCAATCTGCCAAGCATCTAATAACTTAGGAAACTTACCAGCCTCTTCAAATATAATCAACTTCCCTGACTTACCACGAGCTTTCTGAGGATCATTCTTTAAAGTAACCCCCATTATCTCAGACTTATAACCCATCTCTACAGCTACTCCTGTGTGATCCTTAACTACAAAGGACGCTCTTTTATGCATCTTTGTATCTGTCTTCTGACGTTTCTTAAACCAAGCCGTATTCTGATCTACAAAGTCCATACCATCCCAGGCCTTACTTAAGATACCATCTCGTACTAAATATTCTGCCTCACTAGCTAAAGCATAATTTTTTGATTCCCTGATCAAATAAAAATTACGAATAAGCATTGCTGCTACTTTATAACTATACCCCTTACGTCTGGCTTTAAGAACAACTAAGTGTTTGCTTTCAATTTCTGCTTGTTCAACTGCATCAAAGAAATATCTATCATAATCATAAAAACGAGGGAAGTCCATTATCTTAACAGCTTTCTTCCTCGTCTTACCCCATTTATCTATGAAATCTATTTCATCTGCTAAACTTATCTGATAATAATTTAAATAGAAATAGAAATAACCAGATACACTTTCCCCATCTTCTGCCATGTATCCATCTAAACATCTAGTGGCTTCTTCAGTCCAGTATTTAATATACTCAGATGTACCAGGTGGGGCAAAATTATAACAGCCATGCTCCTTAAAATGAATAGCTGGCTTACGAAACTTATTACTATTTTTTGTTATTCTTAATTCTGCTTCCAATTTTTTATAATTCAAACATTCCTATTCCTTGACCCCCCCTAACAGAAGAAGTCTCTGACATTTCTTTCTCAACTTGTTTAGTTAACAATTCAATTGATTTAACTAATTGCCCTATTTTCTCGGTGTGCTTCATGATATTATTAATATCAGATGGCTCTGCCTCTTGGAAAAAATCAGTCACTATTTGCATGCTCTTTTTAACTGCTCTAAGTAATCTTAAAGTAGGGGTTTCTTGTAATTCATTAAATTTTTGAATAGCTGCCTTAACTAACTTATCGGGTTTCCATTTAATACTTTTTAATTTATCTGTTGGAGTTACTTCAAAATAATCTTTTATTATTCTATCTTCCCGTTCCTTTTCATTATAAGAGTTATAAGGAGAACTAAAATCATACATAAAAACTATATATGTTATCTCTCTATGAGCATTACGTTTATGTTCATCTTTATCCCTATCCCATATCCTACGAAATTCAGGAATCCACAATGAACTAGCATTCATTACAACTTCTCCCTGAACTATATCAAATAACTTCTTCATTACTTATCCCATTCCATATATGCATCATATATTGATTTGACTTTATCATAGTCATGATCTTCTCTGGCTCTTTCTATAATATCTTCAGCACCTTGTCTTCCAGTAATTGGAAAACCTAAAACTGCAGCCATAACTATAGTTACATCTTCTATGTGTTCTAATAATACATCAATCATTTTATTTATTCTATATTTTTTATTGTAATAATAATTCTTTTGGGTAAAAACACCAAAATACCTCAGTCTAACAGGTCTGTCGTCTGAGATATCCCTAATCACCCTATTTGTAAACTTAAAGGGGGATTTAACAATTTGATCTATAATGCGTTTATCTTTATTATATTTCTTAGCTAATTCTTTTACTATTTTATCCCGTTGTTTCATCCTCCACCTTTGAATACTTATTATCCATTTCAACAGTTTCAGGTTTATTTTCTTTAACTACTTCCAATGTTATATTTACTTCAACAATATCTTTAAGTATAGTTGGTCGTATATTATCATTTATAATCCACTTATTTTTAGAAGACTTAACTATAAGTCCTTTATCTTTAAGTACACGTAAATATTTACTTAAGTTAGACTCTGGTATATTAAGTTTTTGTGTTATTGCCTTCCTAACTTCTTTGTGATTTATATTATTAGGAAACCAATGATCAGCAGCTAATACAAATGCAAATACTTCAGACACTCTATTTGAGAGCTGAAGTACTCCATTTAATATTTTAACATACTCAGCGTATAGATCCTTATTCGCTATCTTTTTTCTGAGGTTCATCTTCTTCTACTTTATCTAATTTAACAGCATTACTATCATCTGTTCCTTCGTCTTTTTCTTTTAAATATTGGTCAACTGCTTTTTTCTCTTCTTTAGCAACAATTTCATCAACTTTTTCAGCTGATATTTTTTCTTCCTTGTCTTCTTTCGGTAACATTCTTCCATTCTCATAAAAGAGAGACATTCTACTTTCACAAGCTGGACAAAACAATTCAATTTTAGAATCATTTGTAGTACTCATTATAAATTGTACACCTTTTTTAATTGTATTAATCTTTGTAACAGTACCACACTGATTACACTTAACACACAAGTCTGCTTCATCCCAAACAATAGTTTCTGGTTTAGCCTCTTTTACTTCTTCAACTTTAACTTCATCCTGTGTTTCTTCAACAGGTTGGATTTCTTTTTCTTTACTCATTACTTTATTTTTAATTGTTTTAACAATTGTTTTAATTCACTTTTATTTTTAATAACTCCTAAGAATCTGGTTGAACAATAATTATGTTCATCTTCTGGAACTAATCTAATTAACACATATTTAGTTGATTCAAAATAACTTAATAACAATTCATAATGTCCAAGATCTTTTTTATAACCATTTCTTTCTCGTTCAACTAATTTACCAGAAGCATCTCTTTCTGTATATTTAGATGATATGTATTTAAACCCTAAATCTACAATATCTTCTTTACATAAATATTTAATACGTATTAATTTATCCTCTAAATCTCTTTTGAATTCCCAACCACCATAGTAATGCATTATGTATCTTTCATCGGCTATCTTAGGAACCCATTGTTTCGTATAAATCTTATGCCAACCTTTATCTACAAGTACAGGTTCAATTCTCTCATACTCAAATCCCATATGGAACTCGCTTAATTCTGGTACGTAAAATTTATTATCTAAACGTTGTTCCATAATCTCCGTTGTTTTATAGCATATATAGTTTGTTGATGTAAATGAGGATAATACTCTTTATGTATTTTATATGTTGTAATTCCATCTTCTAATAATTTTCTAATAGATAAAACATCTTTCTCTGTTAATTTTGACATATTATTATTTTCTCCATTTTGATTTCTTTGTCTATCGTTTTCTACAGCATGTTTCATGTTTTCTTCTGGTGTAACCCATTCGAGATTTTCTAGATTATTATTTTGTTTATTACAATCCATATGATTAACCTGTTCTTTATTTTCTGGATTTGGAACAAAAGCCTTTAACATTAATCTATGAACAAATTGAGTTTTAGTTTTTCCGTTTTTACTTAGACTTAAAATTTTGTATCCATCTATATTTGGAAACTGTTTTAAATTACAACTTTTTCTTCTAACGTTACCTAAATTAGAAACTTCATATTCATCCTCATATTCAATAACATCTTTCCATCTCTCCATCAAAGGTGTGTAATATTCCGATTTTTTTAAATCGGCTTCCTTTTCATCAAGACCCTTCATAGTTAGATCTTCATAAACCTTAACATTAGCAGCATCAAGTTGTGCTTTAATACCTGGCTTACTACCATACATTGCTTTACCAATTTCTCTATCCCAACTATTTGATGTATCAGGTGGAGTTTGATCAAATATATGGTCAGATCCTAATTTATCCATTTTCTTTTCTTCTTTTTCCCATGCTTTAAGAACATGTGAACCTAGTCCACATTCCTCAAATATCATTGGATTACTAGGTTTACTACCATCTACTCTTTCTCCTACTTTTGACTCACTCATTATTGTGGTTTTATTTAATATCAAAACTCATCTCCATCATACCAACTCCTATTTTTTTACCAGATTTCGACATTCCAACAAGAGTATATCTAGTAATTCTACCTGTCTTATCCATATGTATAATAAAGTCATCTTCCTCATAGTCATTTAGATGTGTTTCCTCATTTGAAGATTCTATTATATTAAACCCTTTCCAAGAATCTGATTTAAAGCCCTTTTCAATTTGACCTATTGTCATGGTTTTATCTTTTTAGTATAACTATTTAAGCATACGCAAATTACATAAAAAAGGTTACACATTAGTACAAATAAAAAGCACACAAATTAATGTGTGCCTTCATTAAACAAAATAAGAACCCTTGCTATATCTTCTAGTAATCCTTATTAGTCTATGTGTTTACTATTTACCCGTTTGTGTTCTTTCCTTATTTTGCATAATTCCCGTATGAACTTCACTACCCCAACTAGAACTGCTACTACACCAAAGCAAAATAAAGTAACCAAAGATTGAGCATCAACATTATTCATATAAGTTAAACATTTTTAATATTTGTTACACCACCCTTTAATACCTTTATGACAGACCCCCCGTTAATCTGAAAGTTCAGATCCTTATCTTCAACCTGCCTTATAATACCATGTACTGAAAAGCGTTCTAAAAATGTATTGGGTCTTTCATCCCATTCTAACCTAATCATCTGTCCAATAGATGCTTGTATTCTTTGTTCCATATATATATTGTATACTCTTTATCCCACCCTCGAGTTTTAAATTCCACTTGCATTGTACGGTTAAAAGCACAACCTGTCCTTGTTACAGTAGAAAGGTAGTGCCTGATCCAAGCACTGGTGTTGTGCAAGTTTGTGGGTTTAACGCTTATATTCTACAGAATGGTTAAATTTAGTTACCCCGTTTATAGTCTTTAAGCATGATTGTCACATGCCTCATTGTTGTTCTTACTGTCAATGTCGACTGTTTTTGTAAAATGAAAAGTTTGTTAATACTTCGGTATACGTATAAATAAAAAAAAAGGTTACAATTTATGAAAGATTTATCTTTCTGTCCTGTAACCCTTTCGTTAAGTTATTTTATCTAACCCTTTTCTTAATGGGTTCTGCATTAGTATCTGTACTACCAGAGTTACCAGCTTTATATTTATTTATCGTTTTTGATAAATCTTCAACTGCCTTTTCTAATAGTTTAATTCTTTTTTGGCTAATAAACCATTGTGCTAAGCCACCAAGGCCAAAGCATACAATGCCTGTTAATATTGTTATTCCTATCATTTTATTTGTTTTTATTTGTTTTTTTATCATCTTGTGGCGTAGCTACGTCACAATCATCATCTGTTATTTCTACATAGCAATCCTTCACCCCTAATAATTCTTCTTTTCTATGTATTTGGTTTTTGTTCATTGGATACCATTTCCAAAAGGATTTACTATCAAAGTCATTGTTTTCCTTTTGTACCTTCCACCAATAATCATTTTTTAGTTGTTCCCCCTCTATATTATCTTTATCTAACGGGTCTAGATCATCGAGTATTCTATCTAAGTTTATTTCAGATACTGAAAAAGAATTGCCAAAATCAGTAACTTCCCTGTCAGAAAATCTTTCAAGTAGTTGTTTGTAAAATCTCCACAATTGGCTAAAAGGATCTGGTTTTTCAGACTTAAGTAGTTCCCAAACCCATTTAGTACTAACACCAATAGTAAATATAGCACAATATAATATTGATAACTCTGCTATTATTTGCCAGTCCATTATTCTACCTCTACTTTACTCGCTGTAATACCATACTTCTGTAATATAGATACACCTTTGATAAGATCAAATTCAAATGCAGTACCTACCCTATATATAATAGTGTCA